TCAGCAGCAGTCCGGCATTGAGATGGAGAGGATGACACAACTCGTAACCCAGTATGGTGGTCCCATGCGGCAACTGGGGTTCTCGTTTGAGACGGCGACAGCCCTTCTGGCCAGGTTCGAGAACGAGGGCGTCAACACCGAGTTGGTGATGGGGTCGCTCAGGATCTCGTTGACCGCCTACGCCAAGGCGGGCTTGCCGGCCGAGGAAGCGATGGCTACGGTTATCGCCAAGATCAAAGAGATGGGCTTCTCTTATGAGGCCACCACCCTGGCGGGTAAGGTTTTTGGAGCGCAAGCAGGCCCCGATATGGCAGCCGCGATTATCGAGGGACGCTTCGAGATTGATGACTACACAGCCGCACTGAAAAATGCGGACGGCCAGATCGCCAAGACGGCGGAATCGACGTTGACTTTTGGCCAACGGGTGCAGGAGGCGAAGAACAAGATCGCCGTTTCTCTGCAACCGGTTGGAAGCCTGTTCCAGAAGGTGTGGTCCGACTCCAAGAAGTACTTACTCGACGGGGTGGTGGCGATATTGCTGAAGTTCTGCAATTGGTTTACATTCGTGGTCCTGTGGTTGGACGCAAAGACCCGCAACATGCGGCTGATTATAGGTGCTTGGGTAACGCTCTTTATGATTCCCGTGAAGATCATTTGGAAGATACTCAAGAACTTTGCCTACATTGTTTGGAACATAATCAAGTGGATGTTGCGGACGGTTTTTGGGACAATGGAATCGGGCACCTCCTCCTGGGTAGATGCCATGATGCGAGGGACCGTCGCGATTCTACGCGGCTGGGCGATAGGGATGCGGAAGTTGATTGAGCTTACTCGCCGGGCAGTCCACGCTATTTTGGTCTTGCTTAACGGTTTTTTCCAGGCGCTCCCAGAGAAGATGCGCGCTTATATCGGCGTGGGGGTTCAGAATATAGGCAACGCCATTATTGGAGGGTTGGACGATATTGCGGCGGGGCTGGATGAGGCGGCGGCGGGGCTGGAGGCGGCGTTCAACAAGGCGAAGGGCGCAATGGATGAGCTCGAAAGTACGGGAGAGATTGAGCTTCCCGAGATTGATATAAGCGGCTTGACGGATGGCGCAGAAAAAGCTGAGAAGGTTGCGAAAGACAAAGGGGAGAAGATTGGGGATGCTCTGGGCGAGGGGATGGTTCAGAACTTTGATGCTGCTCTTAAGAGGCTAGAGCTAGAGTTGCTGAAGGCCGAGTTTCTGCCGACCGGGGATCTCCCCGCTGACATGGTGCAGGCCATCCAGCGAACAGCCGAGATGATAGGCGCGAAGTTACAGAGCGAGTGGGACTTGATAGATGCCAACCTGACGGTTCCGCAACTCGACTTCGGCGACGCCCGTGGCGTCGAAGAGAAAATGGCCGTATACCAAGAGTGGGTTGAGGAGCAGAAGATAGCCGAGGAGGATCGTTTCCGCCGCCGCATGGCGAACATGGCAATCGAGGCAAACGAGCTAAAGAGCGATGAGGCGAAGGCCAAGGTTGTTGAGCAGATGGATGCCGAGCAGCAACGGCACGACCTCATGATGGGCTACTTCGATGATGAGGGCAAGGCATTGATGGCGATGTATGCCGTCTGGCAAGCCGCGATGGCGGAGCAGAAGGCGAACATCGCTGCGCGCCAGAAGGAAGCCGAGAGGTGGGAGACAGACGTTGCGAACAAGGCCAAGGAAGGTATAGATTCGCTTGCCAAGGCAGAAGAGGCTCGCCATAAGAAGGTGGTTGAGTACACCACCTTTCTGACCACACGGGAGAAGATTCGACACGACGCGGCGATGAAGGCGATCACCGACGAGGGGGATGCCATCAAGGGCTACCTCGATGACTGGAAGGAGCGTATAGACGACCTCAAGTTGGGGCTCGATACGCTGACCATTGATTTGGACATCCCGCGAGAGACGGCTCTGCTCGATGGATTGAAGGCGCAACTGGATGCGATCAAGGCGGTCACAGACACGCTGGTAGTGTTTGGTGGAGAGGACCGCCAGAAGGCGATGGAGAAGGAGAAGGAGCGGATAGCTCTGACGACGGAGGGGCAGAAGCAGATGCTTGAGGCCGGCAAGGACTTATTGACCGGCGACCTGGCGCGCGCTGCCGAGCTGCTACTTGCGGGATATAGCCAGAAGGCTGATGTGGTGCGGGAAATCTTCGCCAAGCTCTCGAAGGACATGGAGAATCAAGTCAACGCTCAGCAGGCAATTATTGATGGAAAGAACGCCGAGATCCTAGTGGTGCAGCAACGGATCAACCAGGAAGAGTACTTATTGAAGTTGGCCACCGACCAATCCGAGGATCTTCTAAAAGCGATTGAAGACCGCAACGTAGCCGAAACAGCTCGTTACGATGCCGAGACAACTCGAATTGCGTCGTTGGTTGCCGCGGAGGAAGAGAAGTTCAACAAGACGAAGGAAAGCATCGCTACACTGCGGGAGATAGAGGACGGGCGTCATACGGCCAGAATGGTAGCCATTACAGAAGAGTATGCCTTGGAGTTGGCGAGGCTCGACCACACTCAGGCCGAAATAGACCAGATGATGGCTGACGCGATTCAGCGGTCGATAGATGTTGGCAAGGCTGCGGGCCAAGTAATCGAGGAGGCACAGCGCCAAGCTGCGGCCGTGGCGACTACGGGAGCCTTCGAGGTCGGGGATGCCTGGGCTACCTCGGCCACGATGGCTTCGCAGGCGTGGGTGAGCGGGATGGCCGTGATGGGCGCCGCGGTCCAGCGTTTTGCGCACGTGGTTGCAATTGCCATGAAGCCGGTGTGGGCAGCCATCACAGGCACCCCGCCTGGAGACGAGGGTGGGGAGGACTCCTCCGACGCACAGAGGAAGTGGAAGAGGTCCAAGGGCTTCGCTGGCAAATATGGGTTCCTGGCGGGGACGGGAACGTTCGATAAGTGGTACGAGAAGTGGTACGGGAAGAAGGGGCCCAAGGGAGATACAGCTTCGGGGAGGGGTGCGGCTGGAATGAAGGGGCCGTTTGACAAAGTGGCTGACGACGCCTTGGACGCGGCGGGTAAGATTCAGTTGGGATTCTTTGTTCCGATGGAGAATGGATTCCATAAGTTGATAGCCCTGGTGACTGACCTTGGCGAGCAGTTGATTGACCTTGTTAAGCAGTCCAGGCTACTTCCTGGGTTGCTGCCCCCGCCGCCAGGGGCAGGGCCAAACGAGATGGGCAAGGGTGGGAGCAGGCCGGTAGACCCCACCGAGATGGGTAAGGGTGGAAGCAGGCCAGTAGACCCCACCGAGATGGGCTTCGAGTACTACTTTGCGGCGCTGAAATCGTGGAACAAACAGGCCATGACGGTAATCGCGTCGGCGGCGGGTTTGGTTGCTACGGAAGTCGCGAGCAATCGTAAGGGGATATGCAAGCTGCTTGCAGACGATGAGCCGAATGACCTCGGCTTCGAGTACTACTTTGCGGCGCTGAAATCGTGGAACAAACAGGCCATGACGGTAATCGCGTCGGCGGCGGGTTTGGTTGCTACGGAAGTCGCGAGCAATCGTAAGGGGATATGCAAGCTGCTTGCAGACGATGAGCCGAACGATCTCGGCTTCGAGTACTACTTTGCGGCGCTGGGCAAGTGGAGTGCGCAGGCCATGACGGTAATCGCGTCGGCGGCGGGTTTGGTTGCTACGGAAGTCGCGGGTAGGCGTAAAAACATCAGCGACTTGCTGGGAGAATGGGGGCCAAATGACCTCGGCTTCGAGCACTACTTCGCTGCATTGAAATCGTGGAGTGCGCAGGCCGAGACGGTCTTGGCGTCGGCCGCAGGACTGGACTTTTCACACATCGAGGATGTCAGGAAGAGACTAACAGACCTCTTATTGAGCAGTGGCGGGGCGTTCCTGGGCAGTACGGGCGAGGGTGGGGGCGGGCCTACCTTAACGGTATACGCATCAACGGCAAACGTCGCGGAAATCAACTTCGGCGGGTTGTACTTTGACACAACGGTAGTCACGGAGATGGATGGGCAAGAGATTGCCACCAAGGTGGTGAAGGTACTGGTTAACGATACGCGATTGCTAGATGATCTCGGTAAGAGCCTAGCCACTCGCGGCGCACAGACGGGGACATACGGACCATGAGTCTAGTATCGCCGAGCGCGTACTGGGGGGTCGTAGCGGCTGGGACGGGTGGCACGCAGCTTGACGCGACCGTCGGCGAGTGGGTACGCGCGTTCGAGATCAAGGACAGCGGGGCTGTTGAATGGGTCAGGGCCGGCACGCAGCAGCGTGCCACCCGGTCCGGGATTGCCAGAGACGTAGAGAGTTATCCGACCGGCTGCGAGCGGGAGTTTGCCATCGTCGCCACGACCACCACTCAGGCTCCTGGCACACAGGCAATGATGAACGCCATGTTCTCCGAATGGCGGCGGCTGCAAGTGCTCCTGAGCCCCGATGCGGGTCAGGTCTACATGAAGATCACGCGAACGGCTGACGACGACGCGGCCACGATCTCGAACATGCTCCTCTGTGAAGCGATGGAGCTTCCGGCAATGCCTTTCCCCAAGGGCGGCGACCCCGAGACGATCTACGGCGGCGTACTCCGGTATCCGCTGAAGGTGTGGTGTGGCTTCCCGTTCTTCTGGACTCTGACCGCCGAGACGGTGGATACCACATCCATCACCGGGACACCAGGCACGGCCACAGCTACGAACACGGGAAGCGTCTACTGCGGGGCGAAGTTCGTGGTGGGGAGTGTCAGCGGGACAATCACAAAGCTCGTGTTCTCGAACACTACGACTGGAGATGAGTTCAGCGTCAGTAGTGCTGGGTTTGTGAACGGCGACACTATCGACATGGGCTACACCGACAAGCAGTGGACAGGGGATAGGCTGAGTGGGACCGGGGCGCCGGTGTTTGCGCTCAATGGTTCGTCCCTGGCGAAGTGCTCGATGCTCCTCAAGCCGGGCGCGAACTCCCTATCGGTTGCCAAGACTGGCGGAACGTCATGTATGGTGACGGTCTCCTGGCAGCCCTGTCACGGCAGTATCTAATGATCGACCGCGCTGACCTCCAGTTCGTCATTTGGGATAACGACATGAGCGCCATGTCGCCCGTGTTCGATCCGATCTCGGCATCGGTAACTCGCGGGCGACAGCCGACAGGCCTGATGACATTGGCGCTGCGTAGGAATGACCCCGCCCTGGCAGAGAGCGGAATACTTATTCCTCCCGCCGGGCCGGGAGCTTTGTACCTCTTGGCGTGCTACTTCCGCGACTTCTCCGCACCGTTTCAGATAGTGCGTTGCCAGGTTGCGGAGATGGGGGATTACTTCCTGCTGTCTGGGGAAGCGCTATTCAGTGAGATCCTACGCAGCCGCCTGGTGATGGCATCTGGGACGACGGTGAGCGATTCGTATACTGGCAAGGCCGACAATGTGGCGAGGGCCTATCTCAGGGCAAACTTCGTTACACCGACGGCTATTATTCCAACAAACTATCCCAGGGCCACGCGCGACGAGTTCGGGGGGATAGTGGTGGCGGTAGAAGCGGACACGACTGCTCACCCCACTACAATCACCTATGATGTTTCGGTGGGGCAGAACGCGGTTGAGTGGGCGGAAGAGTTTGCTTTGAAGTGGAACCTTCGGTGGACGCTATCTCTTGCGGCGGCGACGGCGACCTTCGGGTTGGTGTATCCATATCAAAAGGCGGACAAGTCAATCACGGGTGGGTTTCTTCTTACGCCCAGCCTCGGCACCCTGGAGAGTTGGAAGGAGATTATGGACTATACTGCCATCCGCAACACATGGCTGTTGGTGGATGGCACTAACAGGACATGGCGCACTGACAACACGTCGGTGGCGGCTTACGGAAACAAAGAAGCTGAGATCAAGATGGAGGTTGGTGGGGCGGTCCCATCCGTTGCGATGCGGGGGTACGAATCCGATGACCTGCTAGCCAAGGGGAAAGACCCCGACCAGCGGATTGAGATAGCACCGCGCGATGCCTCGTGGTTTGAGTTCATCACACACTACGGGGTGGGTGATTTGGTAACGGCTGCCGACTACTATGGCTGGGACCGCGAGGTTGATCTGCAAATCGTAGATGCGACGATTGATCTCCCACAAGGCGGGGGTGGTGCGACGGTAAAGTTGGGCATTGGCATCGGACCCCGCGACAGATTCGGGGAGGGCTGGCGTCTGCTGGGGCCGAAAGGCGGCCGGGAGATGGGTAGCCGATTCGCACTGGGGACGGGTGGATGACCCCCTTCCGCTTGTGGTTTGCTCGGGTAGTATTCCTGGCCGCCCTTGTCGTGCTAGCATGGGGCTCTAGCGTGGCTTCCGGCACGTCCAGGCGCGCCCTAAGCGATTTTGATGCGGGGGTGGCTATAGTGGTACCCCCTGGTCAAACATGCGCCACATGGACCCCCCAGGCGGTTCCGTCAATTATTCCCACGGCTGCGGGTATGCCGGGGCCAACGGTTACTCCTCCACCGTTGGCCCCGGCGGTGTGGGCCGGGGTGCAGTTCTTGGGGCAGGAAGCGGAGAGCGATTGGCAAGCACTTGCGGCTGCGGGATTTGGAACGGCGCGAGTGCGGGTGATCCAGTCGGGATCGGAGGTGCCTCACGCGTGGATCGGCAGAGAGGTGGCTCGCGCCGAACGGTATGGGACGCGGGTCCTCCTCACGTTCTGGGTACAGGGGGCAGGAAAGATTGACGTGGACTGCTCGACCGCATCGGTTGCAGCCTATACTGTGGCGGTGAGGGAGATAGCCCGCGTCTACAAAGGGCGCATCTGGGCATACCAGATTGATAGCGAGCCCGATCTTTGCAAGGCATCCGCCGCAAGTTACTCTGCCCGACTGATAGCTGCGTGGCAAGCCATCAAAGCCGAAGACCCCAAGGCTCTCGTTGTAATGGGTGGGCTGGCTTACGAGACCTACGCTGCACCGTTGACCTGGTTGGATGATGCACTACGTACATTGTACGGCAGTCGGTGCTGGCCCTGCATGGATGCAATTGCGGTTCACTCGTATGCGGACGACTGGGGACGGTGGCCCGGTGGGTTGGAGGGCAAGCTGGCTGCCGTGCGGAAGAGGATGAAGCTGTGGGGCCTCACACTTCCCGTATGGGTATCGGAGGGAGGGGCTTCGAGCGGGCCGTCGAATCAGTGGCATGAGCGGACCCCCGCGACTCAGGCGAAGCTCGTGGCCGACTACCTGATGCGATGTCGGACCTTGCCCCTCTGTGTGGTTTTCCGCGCAACCGACGGCCTCGAGGTTGACCAGTACGGCATCATCGGCAAGCCCGCGATGGATGCCGCAAGGAAGGTCTTGGGTGATCGGTGACATCGGGGGGCGCAACGAGCTTACGGCTGATGAGATTCGGGCATTGACTCCCGCCGAGTATCGGTGTGCGGTTTGTGGAAAAACGGCTATACTGCTGGCGTGCGAGCCGCTGCCGCGGGGGTGGGGAGTTCGCGTGGTAGTGCGCGACGGGATGGTGATGCGAGGTGGAGCCGCCTATTACTGCGAAGACTGCAACATGGGCCGGGTTGCCGAAAGGATTGTCTCATGGCCGATAGCACCGTACTCCAGGCGGATGCGGTCACGCTCTGCGCCGGTAGGGGGTGAGTAATGGAAGCCGTCTTCATACGAGCACTCGAGAATGGCGGGCCGCTATTGTCAATGGCGGTATTGACGATCTACACACTGGTTACGGTCTGGAACCGGCGGAGTAACGGCAACGTGACCTCGCTCCTGACAGCGCTTGAGACGAGAATAGGGGTGAAGATTGACGCGTTAGCGTGTGAGACGACAGCGAATAAGCTGGCGCTCCAGAATCTACAGTTGGCTCTTGGCCCGATTGAACGCGAGCGTGCGGCTATCGACCAAAGGCGAGTCATTACCGAGGCGGTGAGGGCGGTGCTGGCGGAGGTGGCTCCGGCTGGTGTACCGCGCCGAAAGAAGGAAAGCCCATAAGCCAATCCACCACGGGGGCCGAGGACCACCGAGGAGGTGCGGCATGGACGAAGAACTCTCTCACATTCTGGCACTACAATCCCAGGGCTACTCGTATACCGAGATTGGTGAGTGCCTTGGGAAGACCAAGAGCGCCGTTGAGAGCAAGATAAGGCGAGCAAGGAAGGCAGGGAAGCTCGCGGATCTTGCCGTCGGCCAGAATCCACCCTCGACTACCGGCCAACTCACCGTCAGCAGCGATGCTGACGCGATGGTGCTGGAGTCCCCCCGATCTGCGACAATCATGACGCTGGACCAACTCCTTACGGCCTGCGAAGTTGATCTGAGTACGTGGGAGGTCGAGCGGTACGTCGTCAACAAGTGGGACCAGAAGCCGGACGAGCCGCTATTTCAGGTGAAGGCATGGCTGCGGCCGTTGAAGGCTTTGGTGAACTTGAAGGTGGCGGTGGCCCAACTGTTGCAAGACATGCAACAGCACGCACCGGTCTACGCTCAACTCCGCTATGAGAAGCCGGCCCTCTCCGAGCGGCACATGCTAGAGGTCTGCCTGATGGATTTGCACTCTGGAATGTACGCATGGGGAGAGGAAACAGGGGCAGATTATGACTCAGATATAGCATGTGATCTGGCACGGCGTAGTGTAAAAGCGTTGCTGGCTCATGCGTGGACGTTCTCTCTCGAGCGGATACTACTGCCGTTGGGGAACGACCTGGCACATAGCGACCGGACTAACCAAGGGGCTGGTGGTATGACGCAGAAGGGGACGTCCGTTGACGTGGATGGGAGGCGGGCAAGGCTACTGCGGATGATTCGTATGATTGCAGTAGAGTCCATCGACACACTACGGATGGCTGCGCCGGTTGACGTGGTAATGATCCAGGGGAACCACGATGAAGAGACGGTCATGGCGCTGGGGGAGATAGTGTCGGCGTGGTACAGGAACGATCAGTCGGTGACGGTGGACATGAGCCCAAAGCCACGCAAGTACGTTCGATACGGAGCGACACTTCTGGGGTTCACGCACGGGCACAAAGGCAAGGCACAAGATCTGCCGCTTATCATGGCGTCGGAGACTCCGGCAGACTGGGCGGGAACGACATGGAGGGAGTGGCACTTAGGACATCTTCATCGGAAAGGCGAGATCGTCGAGGAGCACGCGGGGGTCAGGGTTAGGACCATGCCAAGCCTGGCGGCTCTGGACGCATGGTCGGCGGGGCAGGGATATAACCACAAGAGAGCGGCGGAGGCCTATCTCTGGCATCACGACACGGCTTACGTGGGGCACTTCTCGGTCGCACTTCCCGGTGAATTGGATAGGCAAGGAGAGAGTGTGAGGCTAAGAGAAACTCTTGACAGCGTATAGTTGTTATGGTAGACTTAGTGCCGAGGGGCCAAAGCGAAGAGGACGAGCGGGTACAAGTATGGGACAGATTCACCCGCTCGATCAACGTAAAGGGGCGAGAAATTTGAATCAGGATACCGAGACAATCAGAGTCGAGCGTGGCTACGCGGCAATGCGGGCAGCCGCTCGTCGGCACCACGAGCAGCGCGTGGCGACGATAGCCTTTACGATCTTCGCACTTGGCACGGCGTTTGGGTGGTGGCTGAAGCCGGTGGTTGTCCCCCAGGTGGCTAGGGCGCAGGTGATTATCCAGGAAAACTCGGCGGCGGCTGTTGAATCTTCAACGTTAGCCTCGCTCCAATTGGGCTACAAACCCCCTGCGATTGATGACGCGGTTGGCGATTCAACCACCAATGGTGTTAGCGATTCAGCTAGTATGCCAACCGGTATTAGCGAATCCACGATTCCGTGGATGCCGGAGACGGTTACAAGGTGGTTGCCTGAAATTACGGGGGCGGCTACGGCACATGGCATTGACCCCGAACTTGTGGCAATCGTGATGTTGGTGGAGTCAGGGGGCGGAGACGATGCCACCAGCCGGAGTGGGGCAACGTCGCTCATGCAGGTAATGCCGGCTACCGGGGCGGGCATCGCAGCAGAGCGGGGCATAGAAAAGTACGATCTCTATGATCCGGCAACCTCAATCGACTTTGGAGCCTATTATCTCGCTCAGCAGATGGCGGCTTTCGGCAAGGTTGACGATCCCGATTGGCAAGCCTCGGTGGAATTGGCTGCCGCCGCCTACAACGGCGGGCCTGGCTCCGTGATTCGTGGCCGGCTGTCGTCGGAGACGATACGATATAGGCGCTGGATGGGGGGTTTTTGGCGCGAGAGACATGATTCGGCTTCGCCAACGTTTGAGGAATGGAAAGTGGCTGGGGGTTCTCGGCTTATCCAGAATGCGGAGGAGCATTGAACAAGGATCAACAGCAACGACTAGCGCTGACAGCGGCAATAGGCGTCCCGCTTCTGGTTATCTACTCGTTGGCCACGGGGTCGATGGCCCCACGCTGTGCGGTGGGTGAGCGGTGCATCATCGGCTACGACTCCGAGGTAGGGATACCGGCGGGCCTGACGGTAGTGGAGCACATTCCAGCTCTGAACGCCGTGGTGGTAGAAGAGACTGCTCAGGTACGGGTCTTCTCTCGCGCTGAGGGGGTGCGATACACCGAGACAGACGGAGAGATGCGTCTGATTGAGCCGGTGGCATACACTTTACTGGCTTCGGTTGACCCCCTCGTGGCACAATGGCACCTTGCGGCTATTGATGCGGTTGGGGCGTGGACGAGAACGAAGGGCAAGGGGCAGACAGTTGCCGTGGTAGACACGGGGACGGACTGCGCCCACCCCGATTTGGCGGGGATCTGCAAGGCGGGCAAGAACTTCACCAGCTCAACACCCTGCGGTCCCGGCTCTAACTGCGATGGGCACGGGCACGGCACGCACGTTGCGGGGATCGTAGCGGCAGTGGGGCGAGTGTTAGGTGTGTCGCCGGAAGCCAAGGTGATTCCGGTCAAGGTGCTGACTGACCAGGGGGGCGGCTTGTGGTCCGATGTAGCGATGGGGATAGTCTGGGCAGCAGATCAAGCTCCGGTCGCCATCAACATGAGCCTCGGCAGCCCTGGTGCATCGCAAGTCGTGCAGGACGCGGTGAACTACGCGCTTGGCAAGGGAATCACAGTTGTGGTGGCCAGGGGCAATAACGGGAGCGCCGCGCCGGACTATCCAGCCTGTTACCCTGGCGTCATAAACGTGACGGCAACGGGAGTGGGCGGAGCACGCGCGGCCTGGTCCAGCTTTGGCAATTGTGGGGAGCGGCTTCAGATCGCGGCTCCCGGCGAGAGCATAGCGTCAACGGTTCCCGGTGGGGGACTGGAGGCGTGGAGTGGCACGAGTATGGCGGCTCCGGTAGTGAGTGGCGTGGTGGCATTGGTGAGGAGTGTCGGTGTACCAGCCTCATTCGTGCCTGACGTGTTGGCCAAGACAGCAGGCACTCTCAGTAATGCCAAGGGGGAGGTGGGCATCGTCCACGCGGGGCGTGCAGTTTCCGCGCCTTCCCCCACTGCGGGGCCGTCACCAACGCGGATGCAAACGCCGGCCCTATCAACGCAGACCAGGACGCCAGTGGGCTATCCTGCCCCTGCGACTGCCACCCCACCAATTGTCCCTCCCACAAGGACACCTCCGCCTGGATGTCTCCTTGTGCGAAGGACAATGTTGGTGTTCGACGGTGCACCGGTACTGATGCCGGTCTGGGTATACGACTGCAAGGAGGATTGAGTGGGGGACGGACAGGTTGCTGTGGCGAAATCTTCCCCGCGAGACAACCAGGTGTTGCTAGCACTGGCGCGGGTACGTGTTATTTGGGGAGGAATAGTCTATGGTGAGAACCCTATCTCGAGCGCAAGTGTTTTCGAGATGCGGGTGGCGCTAGATGATCTGGCGAACATCATCATGCAGAGAACGTGGGGGCAGGGTTTTGCATTCGAGGCGGCGTGCCGCGCACTACGAAGGGAAGCGAGTGATCCTGGGACAGCTTGGCCTGCCGAGATAGACGATTGGGCAGACGCCTATGATGAATGGATGACGACGCAGTGACAGCCGTTCCGTGTGGATCTAGAGTGGAGGAGGGAAAGTGAAAGGACAAAGACGATTGTTCGTGGATGGCGTAGATATGGGCGGCGTGCAATGGACATTCAACCCGCAGGCGGATGTGCAACAGCAGTGGTTCGAGGATTCCATCGAAGATGACGCAGTGCCCACGGGATACGAGGAGATGGTGGAGGTTGCAAGGAGGGCGTGGGGTGACTAACGATGTGGTGATGACTGATGCATGGCTTGCCTCCAATATCATCGTCAAGGCGTGTATTGCCAGAGAGCGGTATGCTCGCTACTGCCTCGACGAGAACCAGCACGACGACTACGTAGCCGCTCTCATGAGGCTATTCGAGGCAGTCGATCTGTGGACAGAAGTGGGTCAAGAGCGGAAGGAAAAATAGGTGATGGGAACAAAGCTCAGCCTGCATGTCCAGTCGCACCTGGCGCATGACATGGTGATCGACTACTGCAAGCGCACACAGCCAACCGTTGTGAAGTTCCTGGACGATCCGCGCCGCGACACAATCGAGGCGATCAAATCCGTGAGCCCCGCGACAAAAGTGATCTATCGGATGTTCTGGGGTGAGCAAACCGATGCGGTAAGCTATAAGGCGTTTCGGACAAAGGCCGTCAAGCGAGCCGAGGAGCTAAAAGGGCTCGTAAATTTCATGGAAGGGTGGAACGAGTTCGGCTTGTCAGATCTATCCCGCCTGGCGTCGTTCGTCCAGTGGGAGATTGGTCTCGGCAAGGCCCTGAATGATGCAGGAATGGGGGCCTGCCTGGGCCAGGTCTCAACCGGAGCGTTCGATGCTGGAGGGTACCTGATACAGACCGACGATGGTTCGATGCCGCTCGCTAAGGCGGGGCGACGGGTGAGCGATGCCCAACGCAGTGCGATTCGACTGCCCTACAA